GTATCTGATTTTATTCAGTACAGTGTGGTGGATGCATATCCTGCTAGAGTAAAGTTTCCTCAAGAGGAAGGTGAGGTCACCCCTGCAAATCTTGCTAATAGGGATATTGATATAGAGTCAAGGAGACTGTATGTAAGCCTTGAGTCCCTTGATCAATACAGAGATGAGCGAAACACTTTCAGAGATTACAACTTTACCGAGGGTGATAAGTTGAGAGTCATCAGCTTTCAATCAGAGATCAACGGCACATTGGACGAAGATACTACTGAGAATGAGTTGGTAACTAACTACAGAGAGGCTTCAGATGGGTCCATCATTGAGTTTGATGTTGTCGGCGTGGAGCTGCTTGCTCGTGACATCGACAATCCGATTGCATATAGTGAGACCAGTACTGAGTTAGAAAATCTAAATAAGATCCCCGAGCACATGACTGGTAAGTTCTTGGTGCTAGAGTGTAGCGCAATAGCTGGCGGTGCTTACGGTGAAGACGGCAACATACTCAGGTATCCGGGATTCGACTGGAATGCTATCTCTAGATACAGGAGAAGCTCAACCGCAACTCAAGGTGCAGGCGGCTCAAACGAGAACGATTTTGACTACGTGAATGCAGATGGTCAAGTGCCTGTAGCAACCAACGGCTGGATACGACAGTGCGTAGTAGAAATATTTACACCCAAGAAAAGCGTAGAGAATCAGTTCTACTACGAGATCGGAGAGCCTAAAAGAATACAACCCAGACAGGGTGGTGGCAATCCTCACGGGCCAGCGTTTATAATCGACTCAGGGGACATTAACTATAGAGCTGTCCCATGCAAGGGTCCAAAGTTTGACGAGACCGCTGACATCTTTAATGTATTTAGAAAGAACTTTGATCTTCTTGAGTACAGAACTCAGGCGTTAGAGAACTTTACTGTATCTGAAAAGCTGGGTGACAAGATGTGGAGTCAAGGGCGACCTCACGTAAAGTTTGAGAATGCAGCTACCTTCCGTAGATTTAACGGGGTTACTTACAGTGATGGGTATGCAGAAGACGTGTCCAGACTGTCCCTTACTTCATTTAATCCGGGTACAGCTAATTTCTACAGTCTCGATAGTCAATACGGTGCTTGCAACTTTATCTCTAACTACGGAACTGAGCAACAAGGTTATGACGAGCTTGTAGCGATCCAAGAGAATAAGTTCTCAAAGACTCCTGTAAACAAGAGCATTATTACTGACGCTTCTGGTAGCACAAACGTAGCGCTATCTACTGAAGTTCTTAGAACAACTACCTATTACGCAGGAGACTACGGCTGTGGTAATCACCCCGAGTCTGTTCTGGTGCAGGATAATGACGTTTACTTCTTTGACAGAAGTAGACATAAGTGCTTGCGATTCTCGGGTGGTCAACTCGTTCCGATTTCAGATCAGGGGGTATCTAGCTTGTTTGACGATGCTATTGGAGTGTTCAACAAGATCTACGGGAGAAATGCAGGAAGAATTGTTTCTGGATACGATCCAGATGATGAGGTATACTACATCACATTCGTGCCTGCTCAGCAGCTAGGATATCAAAGCGGTGCCGTTGTAGAAGGTGATCAAGGTGACGAGGGTGTTGACAATCCTCCAGTGCTTGTACCTCTGTACTTTAATCCAGATCTAGATGGAAACGGAGTTGTTGGAACTTCAGATTTATTGTCGCTTCTTGGTGCATTCGGTAATGACGTAGAGAATGATATACCTGTATACGAATCTGACGGTAACGGTAACTTTACTCAAACCTTGCTATCGACAGCGGACTTAAACTTTGATGGATCAGTAGGTACCTCAGACATACTTCTTCTGTTAGGAGCTTTTGGAACCGCCGTAAATACATTCTTACAGTATGCTGATGGAGATCTTTATTTAGCAAAAGGAACAACCCAACTTCAAATAAACGGACAGCCTGTATTTTTCGACGTTGAGAATCAAGTGGTTACGTTTGAGGATGGCACTCCTGTAGGTGATTCTGGTGAGCCATTGACCCCAGAAGATATTGAGGATGCTTTGGATAATATCGACATACTCGGAGAGGATCTCGCTGCCGATGTGATTAACTACTTAGCCGAAGAAGGATATATCGGATTTACCCTTTCTTTTAATTCTGGCGGTAGGTTCTGGCAATCAAGAAACTCATTCTACCCAGACGTGTATGCGAATCAAGACAATTCGATGTACACTGTTAAGTACGTAAATGACGACACCTTCCCAGATCTGCCTGTTGGGTTCCCGCTACTGATGCACAAGCATGCTGACAACAATGCTGCTAACAACAGGTGTCAGTTCTACAACCAGAACACAAGTCAATCATTTGTTGAGGTTATTTCAAACACGCAGCCAAGTACAGTGAAAGTGTATGATGCTGTATCTCAGGAGGTTACGAACGGACTCATGAACTGCTCAATCGAGTCTAGTGATGGGTCTATATCTAACATTGGTGTAGATAAATTCTCAAAGAGAGAAGGCACATTCTATGCACAGGTGGGTAGAGATATCGGCCCTAACAGCACATCTCATATTAGGTATTTAGGTCTAGTCGTTGGTACTGAACAGATTGACGGCGACTTCTTCCTAAGGTTGCGCGAGTTTCCCAACGGCGTGATAGAAGGGGCTGAGTTAAGGTACTTTGTTGATGGGGCTTTAGAAAACATTGGAGTTGGAGACACAGTGGTTACCGCTGGTAATTCTGTTTTATCTGACGTACTTGGTCCGCTTGTAAAGATATCTGGTGACACGGTTCTTCTTAATGGTCAGGTTGTAGTAATGGATCTGCCAAAAGAGTTGAATGGAGATTCAATCAGAGGTCACTTCACTAAGATCAAGATGAGCTCAACCAACAACAATAAGTACGAGCTGTTCTGCGTAAACGCCCACTACACGCCGTCTAACCTCAATCACGTTTAACTAAAAAGATTATTTTTGCGTTATGCCAGCACCACTACTTTTAGCAATGGCCCCTTCTTTAATTCAAGCCGCCGGAGGTTTGGCGGGATTTGGTCAGCAACAAAAGGAGCTTGCTAGACAGAGAAGCGAGTCACAGAAAATACAGGCTCAGCAAGAAGCTGCCGCTAAAGCAGCAAGAGCCGCACTCCCCGAGTACACTGTAGGTCGAGCGGGCCGTCAAGCATACATGATGAGTCAGCAGGATCGCGCTGGTGACATCGCTCAAGAAAAAATACAACAAGCACAAGGTGCTGGCCTCGGTGCGCTTCAGGCTGGTGGAGCTCGAGCTCTTATCGGCGGTGCAGCAGCTATGGCTGGTCAATCAGCAAGAGACGCTGAGGAGGCTGCTGTAAGAGCTGATCAAAGAAGAATGGCAGGGCAGCAAGCTTTTGCCGCTCAAGAGCAGCAAGCCCTTGATGCCAACGTAGCGGCTCAAAGAGAGCTTGGTTTGTTTGATTACGGTAGAGCTCTTCAAACAGCAGATCAAGAGAGAGCCCTTGCTAGACAGTTGGGCGCGGATGAACAGGCCAACAAGATGGCCTTGACTCAAGATTTATTCTCAGCCGGAGCTGGTGCGGCTGGTGTTCTTGGAGGTATTTTCAACAAGCCCTCTGCTAAGGATGGAGCTAAGATCAAAGAAACACCCGGAGAATTCTCTCACGCAACCAACCCAATCCACCTTGTGAGAAATGGAATTAAAGTCGGTGAGGCTACAGGTGGAGAGCTTATCTTTAACCCAGAACAGTCTGGGAAACTTGAGACCCTTGCTACTGAGGGTGACACTGAACTGCACAAGTATCTGAGAGGACTGTTTAAGAAATTCAACAAAAAGTCCTAAGGTATGTCTAAGACAACAGGAATGTCAGGGCTGGTGACAGGTATAAACTCTGCCGCCGCAACTACACCAGACTCGGTTGCCTCCAGACTAGATTCGTTTAGGAGGTATGCTCCCATCCAGTACGAGGCTAGTAAAGTTTTAACTGACCAGCAAAAAGCTGAAAGGAGAGCAGAGGTCTTTACCGACACAGCCTTAGGTCTACAGACTACCCCATCCAACACAAACCTTTACGAGTCTCACTACCAGCTTGTTAAGGACAAGGCGAATCTGTTGTTTAGTGATGAGGTCATTTCTCACTACGCTAAAGACAAGCGCTCTCAAGTTGAGTGGGCTCAGAAGGTTGATGCTTTGAATCAAGAGATTGCTGCATACGAAGCGTACTACGAAGACTCAATCGGAGATCCATCGAAAGCAAATGGCTTGGGTAATACTTGGGCTGATCATACTTTGAGAGCAAAGCACCAAGGTGGTGAGCAAGGCTTCTGGTCTGACCAAGGCGTAGAAGCAGATAGAACCAGCGAGTTAAATGAAGTGATGAAAGCCGTGGACTCACGTCAGCATGGCTCTATGAAGTTTAACTACGAGACTGGAGAGTTTGAGTATGACAAGTTGCAAAGTGATGTGGATGTATTCAACGTGAACCCACAGACTGCAAACGAACTGTTCTCGTACAATCTTACTCAGACATCATACGCTACTCCATCTGACTACGCAACAGATCCAAAGCTGGCTAAAGTTACTGGTGATAGAACCCAGTTTGATCAACGACTACAGACTGAAATGGGCAAGGACTCATTCAGAAGAGCCGTAGCGCATCACTACATTAGCGCTAACCCAGACGCAGGATTGACCATTGACGATGTCATGAATGATGAGGTTAGATTCCAAGATGCATACGAGGACTTTGCAGACCAGACTTATGAGTTTATGGAGTCCAATGCAAGGCAATCGAGAAGATCATCTGGTGGCGGCGGTAGATCCAGCACTCCAAAACCATCCTTCGGAGACGTTTTCAACACCGATCTGTACCCCGGAGTAGTTAATACACAGGCGCCTCTTAAGCTTACAGTTACAGCGATAAACCCAGATACAGGGTTGCCTCAGACTGGCACTGTGAAGATTCAGAACTTAGGTGTAAACGAAGATGGTGCATTTGTTGCAATTGACGGCAGAGGTAATGAGATCCCCGTTGACGACAATATTTATGCTCAAATTCAGAAGGTTATTGGTGAGGATGAACTCGCTCGGATAAGGTTCGAGCTCGGAAATGTCCAACCATCAGACACACCAAGCAACACATCGCCAGACGGTGGTGATGCCCAAGGAGAGCAGTCGTGGTTCAAACGTATGAAAGGCAGTCTTGGAAATACTCGATCTGCAAACTTAGACCCATCTAAAGCTGGTGCTGCGGGCGCTGCGTTGACAATGGCTGACGAGCTGATATGGCTTTATAATCAGGCAGGAAAAACGGAGGACGCTGAAGACTACAGAGATAGGTATAACGATAACTACACGTTTGAAGAGTTTGGTTTTGGAGACAACATCCGCATTATAGACAACAACAACCCAGACAGAATACTGGAGATCGGTCAAGATGAATCTGACCCTAAGAAAAGACAGGGTATAGCTAATGCTATCTTTAGATTTATGAACCCACAGATTTACGATTGATAAGATATGAACGAAGAGTACTTCAACCAAATTGATGAGTTGCTATCTCAGGGTATGACTGAGATGGAGGTCTACAAGTCTATTACTTCATCGGAGGGTTTTACTGGAAGTAGAAACCAGTTGATCACAGATATTATCTCAAAAAAAAAAGGATCGGAAGCGCCCCAGCCAGCCGAAGATTTATCGGGGCAGGACGTTCAAAACACAGCTCCGGATCAGCCGTTTATCTCAGATTTGGAAGAACCAGACTCGGAATCTTCCTTGCAAGAGGGTCAAGTTGACCTAGTAAACAAAGCACAGACTGAGATTGGTGATGCGTACTCCTCGTGGTTGAGTAACGCATTGAAGCAAGGTGAGCCTGAAGAAGGATTCCAGTACGCCTCAGACTACATGGGCTTTGGTGTGTCGAGCACGGGTGACGCTCTAACACAAGCAAGTGCTGGTCCGGCACTGGGAGTCCTCGGTCTTGTTGGCGCGACACCTTCAGCTATATCTTCAAGCTTGTTTGATGACGACGATCAGCAGTTAAGAAACGACATGCCCATCCCCCCGAGGGGAACCCCTGCATACAAAGAGTACTACGAGAGCCTGCCCTCTCACTTGCAAAACGATCTGCCCGCACCTCCCGATTATTTGGAGTACGAGTTTACGGAGGAGCAAGAGCAGCTTGCAGAAGACCTCTATAAAAACATTTCAGACAGATTCCGTGAGCAAGAAGGTTTGATGGAGAACATCAGGAACCACAACAAGCCCGCTCAAGATGCTCTTGCGGATCAGTTAGATGCTGGTGAGATCAGCGAATCAGACTATCATCTTGCTTTGGAGGAAATCCGGCAGCAGGGCATTCAGTCTTCCTTCCAAACTTTTATGGAAGAAAAGGGTGCTGCTATTGTGAGAAACGCCTTCCCTGAAGAGATGAAGGATGACGAAGACTTCTTGGAGAACTTTTCAGACAAGATGTACTTTGAGTATGGTCTAGACACGGATCTTGACAATGACGGGCAGTACAATAGCCAAGGCATCTTTGGATCTCTAGCAGCGTCAGCAGATGCCGAGCTGTTCAGAATGATCAATGGTATTGGAGGTTTCTTTATTAGCGCAGCAGACAGCATTGCTGAAGCGTTTGGTGGTGACTTTGAAACTGATGAAGAGGCCAAGGTAAGAAGAGACTTGTTCAATAGAAGGCTGGAGGCTGAGTACGCTGACGCAACTATCCTTACAAAAAGCATGACTGAGTCATTCAGCGATGGCGATATCATTGCTGGGTTTACTCACATCGGCAACGGTGTAGGCGCTATGCTCCCACTCATTGCAATGACTGCTGTTGAGGGCGTTGCGACAGGTGGTGCCTCTATAGCTAGTGGTGCTTCTTTCGCAAAGTTTGGGGCGCTCGCAGCTAGAGCTGGAATGACAGCAGCACGCTTTTCAAGAGCATCAAAGATTGGGAAGGCTGCTTACAAAGGTCTCATCAAAGGTTCTGGATCACAGCTGTTATACGGGCTCGGTACAGGTAGTGCCACTTACATGGAGATTGCAGATCAAGAGGGCTGGGGCGAAGGAGCTCTCGGTACCGCAGACAAGATCGGCTACTCTATCGTAACAGGTTTGGGGGATTATGCCTTAGGTAGAATTGGTCGATATGGATTTAAGACCAATGCTGCTATGCAAACCGCTGAGAAGTCATTCAGAGCTGGTAGGATTATTTCTAAGGAGAGTGGTAAGCTGTTGAACCAGCAGATGCTTAAGGGTTACGCTACTGCCCGTGGTTTATCAATTGGTGGTGAGGCTTTGTCTGAAGCGACTACCAGCGCCATGCAGTATATGATTGAGGCTAACTCAAAAGGAGAGGAAGTCTCAATGAGCGAAATGTTTGATCAAGCGCTTGAGGGTGCGATCATGGGTGCTGCAATTGGTAGTGTTTTTGACGCAACTGGTGGTGCTGTCGGTAAAGTTAAAGCAGCAATAGTAGGCGGTAAGTATGATGTTGATCTGACCTCAGCCTTGCAAGTGCTTGCGGCTGACAGAGCAGAGCTTCTCAAGCTGCACGATAACACTAGCAGCGCAAAAAAGAAAGCAGTCCTCGCAGCCAATATTGAGGAAATAGACAAGAAGGTAAGAGAGATTAACAACTCTCAAGCTCCTTTGTTTGAGATGATGTCCGTCAGACACCCTAAAGAATTAGACTCTATCAATAAGCTTGATATTGAGATCTACAAGAAGAGTGTCGAAATGAAAAAAGCTGCCCCCGAGCAGCAAGGGCAAATCCGAGGGGAGCTCAAGGCGTTAGTCGATCAAAGAAATCAAATCACTTCCAAGTATAAGGCAGAGCTAAAGGACACCCCTCTCACGACAGAAGAGAGACAGACTCTTGCTGAAAAGAAGATTGATGAAAAAATAGAATTCATCAATAAAGAACTTGAGGTACAAAGGGTAGCAGCCAAAGAGCGTGCTGAGGCTGGTCCTGACGGTCTTAGCGAAACCACCAGAGAGCAAGGTGAAAGGCTGCTGAAGAAAACAGAGGATGATCTTGCTGAGGCTCAAAGACTTAAGCAGGAATACTTCGACGCTAAAAAGAAGCTTCAGGACTTAGAGGAAGGTAAAGATCCATCGCCGTTTACTCCAACCGGAGAGGCTGAGATGCAAAGACTCAAAGAAGCAGCGAGAGAGGAAGTAGTTGATGCTCAGCAAAACCTTTTTGAATATCTCGGCCTCAACCCTGAGAATGAAGCGGTAAAAGATATAGACGAGCCGCCAGCACAAACTGAAGCAGACAGATTTGAGGTTCCTGAAGATCAGATGCCAGAGCCAACCCAAGAGGGTGGTAGTGTTACAGTCAAAGAGATCAAAGATGTAAACGTAGAAGGCGAAGTTCCTACTGGTGCGGTAGTGTTTGAGCAGAGAGATGCTGACGGTAATGTAGTGGAGACTGTTGAGGTTGAAACTAACCTCTCAGAAAAAGTCCAGCCCGAAGCTGCCGTTGAGACGGATGCAGAAGCAGAGGCTGACGTATTCTCTGAAGAGACCGACACCACAGAGATAAAATCTACTGAGCTCAACGCAATGGAGGATGGCTCCTATAGAGTTCCTGAAGATGTACCTCACTTGACTCAAAAGGATAGAAGGTTCCTGAACAGGTACTTGGCTCGCATTAAGAAAATGTATCCGAACCTTAGGGTTGTAATTGCTCACGACTTCGATAGCGCTGTTGCAATTGGAAAACAGATTGGCGAAAAAGGTGTAGATTTTTCTGTAGTTGGAGGCATGTGGGTTGGAAACACCCTGTACATCAACCCCGAAGTTGTTGCGCTAAATGCTACACTCGAAGCTCAGGCTGGCATAACTAGACCGAAAACTCTTAGCGAAACAATTCTAGAGGAGTCTTTCCACGCATTGATTGGGCCTGCGGTAGAGAATATGACTCCAGCCCAGCGCAAGAAAATGAGGCGAGAGATCGACAGACTCGTCAAATCAGATCCCGCCCTTGCCGAGAGACTTAGGTCAAAAGCAAAGACATACACAGACACAGGAGCGGATGCTGCCTTGGTTGATGAAGAAGTTTTGGTTGAGTTCCTTTCAGCGGTAGCCGCTGAAGATTTGAACGTCAAGACAGGACTGGCATCTAAGGTTAGGGTAATCATCAACAACATCTTGAGTGCTGCTGGTATGAAAGACCTGACTATTAAGTCAGACTCTTCTGTGTTAGACATGGTGGCCGCTATTAAGAGATTCCAAGATGGTGCAGATCTCAGGATTCAAGTAGAGCAAAAAGCAAAAGACCAAGCCAAGAAATCTCAAAGACTGTCTGCTTTTGCACTCAAGGAGGACGGCCCTATCGAGGTAAAGTTCCGCAGAACAAACTACAAGTACTATCGAGACGGATCTAGAAAAAACATTGGGAACTACGAGGACTCGATGACCTTCAATGGTAAGTGGCACTTCATTAACTGGTGGAAAAAAGCTACAGACTTCGGTAAGAACGAAGAGGTCTTTGATTTTGAGGTTGATGGCAGAACCATCGACGTAAACCAACTGGTGAATGCGAAGTTCAAGGACAAGCCTAGATACTCTACCAGACTCAACCGATACGGAGGTGAGGGGTCTGAAGTAACCAACAGGTTCACGAGAAGAAATGCCGATGCTGTTTCGCAAGGTATCGTCAATCGTACTATCGCTGGTGCTATGGCTAATCAGATGAGAGCCATCAAGAACAAGATCAGAACCTATGAGGGAATGTCTGACAGCGACAAAGAGTTCATGGGTAAGGACTACTATGATAGACTTGTTAAGCGTGCTCGAGACATTGAGGAGAAGCAAGTTGCCTTTCTAGCAAAAGAAGCGAAGCGACAAAACAAAAACTTCCACTTCCCTGAAGACGACCCATCAGCTAAAGCTTCTCTGCTTCTGAAGAAAGAGTTCATTGAAAGACCTATTTCCAAGCTAGAAATAAACTACGCTAGGTTTTCAAAGCTGAAGAATGAGTACCTGTGCAACAAGATTGGACTCAAGAAGCTGTGCTCTGCTGCGACAGACACTACGCTTAGACAGTTCTTCAGCCACGCGCTCAGAGAAAGATATGGACTCACATACGAGTTGTTCAGAGACAACCCAAAGGAAGCTCAGGCCAGAATTGTTGAGATTCTTTCTAGAGAAGTTAAGCTGCTTCAGGACGCTAATGTGATTAAAGAAGATCTCAACGGTGTTGACCCAATGACTTTCTTTAAGGATCACAAGGAGGCAAAGGCAAGATACTTTGAAACCCTTAGCAGAAGAGATGGTATTGACCAGCAGGTCATGAAGGAGTTAGAGCCAATCTTTGACTTTGTTGTTGCCATCACTTCGAATGGATCGAGAGCTACTCCTAACCTTGGAGTGTCTATGGATTTGTTTAGAGTCATTGCCAAGGAATATCAGAGTGGCAATACAGATGTGGCTACTACTGGTGTCATCCCTAAAAAGGTGATAGACCTCATCCAAAAACAAAGTGATTACGACTTGGAGTATGGATATGTCAGAGGAGACAGAATGGTTAGAATATCTAGCCAGCTAGAAATCCTTAACGAATTATCCAAAGGATTTGCTAACGCTGACGGTAAGTTCAGACCTCAGGCGTTCATCAAGAAGATGGGTGAGCCTGTAGGAAAAAGGTTTGATGTGTTTGCTCAAACTCAGTTCGGACAAAAGCTTGGTGCTTACGGATTGAACTTGGCTGGAGACCTGAGCGTACCGACCCAAGACTCCCACGTATTCTCGTACTTCGGTGTGCTCACCGGAAGAATGCCAGACTACAGACAGTTTGGAAAGGGCAACATTGACAAGCTTAGAGCTGACCTTGAGTCGCTTGGTGTCAACACCAAGGGGATGGGTGCAAAAAGATTGATGAATGCGCTGGTAGATCTTAGAAACGACCAGAGCAAACCTCTCGAGGTGCGTAAGAAAGCAAGCAGGATCTACGGCAAACTTATTACGCCGAAGACTCACGAGGACACTGTTAAAATTCGCAAGTTCAACGCAGAGGTGATGCAGGCTGTTGCTAAAGAGCTTGGTGTTTCACCAGCTGAGGTTGGACAGGCTATCTACGCAACCAGTCAAGCTACGTTTGGGGTTGAGTATACACCCAACGCACGCATCATGGATAAGCTTATGGCTGAAGGTCCAGATGGAAGACCCATGTACGAGAGAATGTCTGAGAACGCTATGAGCGTATCTGAGCAGGCTGATCTCGATGCAAACGATCCACCGAGATATGCGGAGAGCAATGACCAGACTAAGCTGTCTAGAAGACTGAGTAGAGTTCAAGAGCATCAACTCTCTTTGTTTGATACCATCCCAATGGATGATGTTCCGCTCAAGCAAATGGCAGAGGATTCTGATCTGTTTAGAAACAGACCACGAGAAGAAGCCCTGAACTACAGAGGCAAGATGCTTACCAATGAGGCTGAGCGTCAAGCACTTAACACCGATGCAAACTCAGTTCGAATCATCAACGAGAACAACGAGGTCAACGTGGGCGACATGGTGGGTGTGAGGCTAAACCTCAACGTACTCAAGAACACTGGCGTACCAGTACAGACTCTGCACCAGAAGACTGCGTCAGGGAAAGCGTTGAAGTACGCAACTGCTGTAACTATCAAGAACCCAACGTTTTACGTTAACCAAGGGGCTAGAGAGAAGATCGCAACCTTCCAAGAAAACAAGTTCCCAATGGCTAGTGTAAACGGCGAGTTCGTTAGCGCAAGTATTGACGAAGCAAACTTCGATGGGGTTAAGGCTATATTCAATCCATTCAAGACAAATGTCTTCATGGATGTAGCTGGCCGTCCCATCAAGTCAGCGAGCGAGGCTACCATCATTGGTAACGATGTGTTCCTCAGAGGTGAGATCGAATACTACGACTTCGCAGATCCAATCGTGACGGCTGGTAGAGCAGAGTCAGAAAAAGGTAAAGCTAAGAGAACCACCAGAGGTGAGAAGTACAACAAAGCTGTAAACAGATTTAAGGGATACAGCGAGAGGGTTCTAGGTGTAACCTACGAGACCAGAGCGGAACTCGAGGCCGCATACGACAGACTCCCGGTACAATCTCAAGTAGCTCTGGACAAGAGTGAATACGCTAAGAACCTGCAAGACAATGAGGTTCGAATGAAAGCCTCTAGAAGACTCAGAAAGACTGCTGGTAGAGCTGCTAGAACATACGAAGGCGCAAGGAAAGCCATCTTGGATAACCCAGAGAACTACATCTCAAAGCAAAACCTCAAGGATGCAAGAGCTAAGCTCGAATCAATGAGTGTTCAGGAGCTCGTGGACATCATGACTAACGATGCCCTCGGTAGACTTCAGAATAGAAACGATGACTTGGGTGTGCTTGCGGTTAACGAGCTGATCTCAAGGGCGGTAGCTGACGGTGATCTCGACAGAATCCCCGGCCTCATAGAAGAAGCCGCTAAGATTGGTACCACCGCTGGACGACTGCTGAGACACTTCAGAGAGATCAAGAGCTCTACCCCTCAGGGTATGTATCAGATCTTCATGAAAGAAGTTGAGCGAAGAGGTAACACCTTGTCAGACGATCAGAAGAAAAGGCTGACTCAGATGACTACCACTTTGTTTGACCTTCAGCAAAAGCACGAAGACCTTATGAAGCGAGCCATCGCTGGTGAGGATGTAGAGGCTGAGTTGAAGAGCATTACTGATCAGGCTCTCAAAGCTGAGAGAGAGCTGAATACGTTTGCAAACGCAGTGATCGAGAAAGGCTGGGGCGACTTGCTGACCCAGCTCATCCAAGGTAACCTGCTGACCCCAATGTCACAGATCACCAACGTGGGTGCCAACATGATCAACGCACTTGGCAAAGTAGCCGTGGATGCGATAGCCCTTCCTGTAGAAAGATTGATTAACCTGTTTGGTATTGACTCTCCGATCAAGAGAAACTACTCTCTCAACGCTTATATGTACGGTATACGTAAGTTCGGTTCTGGATTCGTAGAAGCTCTCGATGAGATCTACACTGGACAGACTAAAGACGTAACCGAGTGGAGAGTAGAGCGTGGCTTTGCTCCGTTCCGATCGCTGAAGGCTGCAATGGGTAGAGGTGATCTGCCTATGGGTGTTGACGGTAAGTCAAACCTAAGCCAGCGAATTAAACTGTTCGTGCAGGGTACGCTTGGTATTCCAGCTGAGACAATGTTCCGATTCCTGTCCCTCGGTGATACACCATTCCGCAGGGGCGTAGAAGGGATCGAGCTGTACCAAGCTGCCCTAGCTCAAGGTCTTGAAGGTCAGGCACTTAAGAACTTTGTTAAGTACCCAGACAAGAGAGCCCGAGAGCTGGCTGAGCGTGAGGGTAGAAAACTGACCTACCAAGAAAGAACAACAGGTTCTGAGATTGCGGAGCAGTCAATCAACTTCCTGCAAAGAATGCTTGCGAAAGGATTCGGTGTGCTGCCGGGAGTAAATGGGGAGGCTGTAGGTAAGTTCCTCGTGAGATCATCTGTACCATACGTTCGTACCCCAGCCAACATCCTGATGGACACGCTGACATTCGTATCACCATACGTTGCAGGCGTGAGGATCATGAGCGACCTGAAGAAGAAGGATGCTAGATCAGCAGCCCAGAACTTCGGTAAGATCGTGGTAGGAAGTATGGTTACTCAGGCAGCAATGGTTCTCATCAAGGAAGGATTGATCTCAGGTGCCGTAGAGTGGGATGAGGACGAAGAGAAGAACTTGGCATACGATCAGTTCCCACCGAACTCTATCAACATCTCAGGATTGAGAAGATGGATAAACGGCGAGAGCACAGAGAAAAGACCTGACGATCAGTTCATTAGCTATAACAAGCTGGGTATTCCGGGTACCATTATGGGTGCCATGATAAAGGGTGCAGACAGAGATGAGATCAGAAGCAGAGACTACGAGGACTTTGGTTTCTTGCACCACGCAGTTACAGATTCATTTGGATTGGGACCATTCAGCTCAATCTCACACATGATGGATCAGTCATTCCTGCAAGGTGTAAACAACTTCATGGAGATCCTGACCTCGACAGATCCTGATGACTTCTCTACCGCATCTGAAAGATGGTTGGCTAGTACATTCAAGTCTGTATCTGCCATCCCGCTCCCGAATACCTTGAGCGCTCTGCACAGAGCTGAGAGAGAGTACCTTCCTGACACTCGTATCACCAAGGATATGAGCTACGGCGAGAGACTGTACAAAAGACTGGAGTACATCGTGAAGGACAGAACCTTCGGTACAACAGACATCCCCGTAAGAGTCAACTGGAAGGGTCAGCCAATCGAGCAGAACCCAAGAGGAAACATGGGTTGGACTTACCAGCTGTTCGATATCACTAAGCTGAGAAAGGGTGAAGACGATCATGTGTCACAGGAGATGTTCAGACTGTTCGAGCAACTCGAGGCTGTGCCTGATGTGGTTGGTACTCCGGGCTATGCTCAGAAGAGAAAGATCAATGTGCCAAACATGACCACCAGAAAAGCTAAGATGGCTCTGAAGCGTGCTGGTCTTGACGATCTGAGCTTCCTGAAGGACGGAGCGTTCTTGGATGAGAAGGTGTACCTCAACACTGAGCAACTGAACAGACTCATGGCCGTGTCAGGAAAAGCTAGATACGCAGAGATAGAGGAGTTGATCACTAGCCAGAAGTACTTTAGACTGAGCGATCAGGAAAAACTGGAGGCTCTCAATGAGTTGAACCAGAATTACAACAGCCAGATAGAAATAGAAAGAGGCAAGTTGAGACCTCACTCTATCGAGCTGGTTAGAATCATGCAAGAGATTTACGATGGCAGAGAAGAATAAGAAGAAGTTCAAAGACACCAAGCTGGGGCAGTGGTTAAAAACCAACGCCCCAAAGGTGCTTGACGTGGCGGGGGAATTGCTGCCTGACCAAGGTGTTCTGGGTGTGGTGAAGAACCTTATCCAGAATGACCCAGACTTAGATCCATCACAGAAGGCTGAGTTCGCACGTATGGCGTTTGAACTGGAGGCTTCCGACCGTGCGTCTGCTCGTCAGCGTGAAGTAGAAGTAGTGAAAGCTACCGGAAAGGTAGACTGGATGATGATGGTTACTGGAATGGTAGGGTTGCTGTCATTCCTGTTCACGATCTACGCTGTCGTATACATTGACTCTGTGCGAGAGAACGAGCTATTCATCCACCTAATGGGTATGATTGAAGGTGTAGTGATTGGGAATATCTTTGCGTACTACTATGGCGCATCTGTAAAGAAAGATAAATGAAACCAATAAAGACACTCCGCAAACGCAAAGTTAGAAAGATTAGAGAAGGCAAGGGGGTTCGGGTTAATCCTGATGGCACAGTGTCTACTCACTTAATGAGCACTTACAGCGGTGAAAACAAAAAAGGTAAGCCTGTTTACTACGCAGTACCAAGCATTGCTCCCACAGGTAAAGGCGGTAAGTATGAACCCCAGTCTTTTGATCAAGCTTTAGAACGTGGCGAAGTCTTTGAGTTTAAGAGCAAGCGTGCGGCTGAGAAGTTTGCGATGGGTGGCTGGAAGAAGGGAAAGGATAAGCGTGATTCGATGAAGGCTTTCCGTCAGATGATGAAGGAAAGAAGAAAAGGTAAGTGATCCAGCACTGATCTATACGTTTCAAAACGGTAGTTCTTTATCTAAACATTCTTCGGAGCAGTAGCTCGCAGAGCAAGGAGTACCACAGTGGTAGCACTCATGCTCCGCGAACAGCTCCATTTGTTCTACCTTACTGGGCATGCTCCTGTATCGCAATCAGCGATGTCAATGTCATCCATGTTGAGGTTGTCAAGTGACGTGATCGGAGTCACTTTCTCTTTCATCTCCAAGTAGCGAGCTTCGGTGATCTCCTCCAGAGGAGCCTGATCAAACCCGTGGTCGCTGTGCAGGAGGAAGGAGACAGACTTCGTGTTCACGTAGTTGACAGTCAACCATGCCTTGATTGCGTCGAGCTCTTCCTTTCGGTAGTAGATGGTCACCGATACTGAGTTGTCGCTCCATTCTGCTTGCAGTTTGCGGATTACGTTCAGCTGGTCGATGGCAGTCATGTCATCAGCGAACATAGTTCCAGCAGGGAACTGGCAGGGGAACTCGACAACGACAGTAGAGTGATCCTCTGTGCCGTCAAAGTTTCTTACATACTCTACGAAATACCCATTGTTCCTAGCCACCGATGCAAGTTCACTATCTGCCGCCATTCGGATTCGTCGAATGTAGTACTGACTGTATCCGGGGTGAGCTCCGGGAGTAACGCCAGCAAGAAGAGACAACGTTCCACTTGGCTTAACTGTGGTGATCTTGATGGACTCAGGAAAATCATGGTGAGCAGAGTATTCTTTATCGTATGCACGAAGGTGGACGTATACATCTGACAGCCAGCTACGTTGCTCATCTGTAGCTTGCAGGTATCCTGTCACACCAATGCCCATACGCATGTTAGCGTGTACAATATCCTCGGTCTCCTTGACAGCACATGGGATAGCGAGGCTATGCTTGTTGATTCTGTACAACAAGGTAGCAACTTTCTTGAGTTCGTCCTTGCTCTCAATGTTTGGGAGATAGATCTCAGCCAGACAGCAGGTCTCGAAGTTGGCAAGTGATTGCTCAGCGCAAGGGTTATACCCCATCACATCAGGGTCAGGGTACTGGGTCTCACCTGTACGCCCTTGAATGCGTGAAGAGGCAAGGTTGATCAAACCGTATGGCTCACCGTTGCCTTTATATCCTTCCCAAAACTCATCGGGCAGAGTGGTGATGTCCTCACAGGCAACAGAGTTGTTGCTCATGGCTCTCCAGTTTGGAATGCCGCCTAAGTCCCAGCGCTTAGCTCTCAGGTACTCCAAGTCATCGTGATCACCAATGGCAATCTGAGCCGATCTGCGGACGTTTCCTGCCACTACAATCTTCCCGATGATGTTCATGATGTCGAGGCAATCAATAGGGCGCAGACGCTTCCCTGATCGCTCGTTGAGGATACGGTTGATCTCCAGCATTCCCCACACCAGATCTTCTGGTCCAGATGCTGTCCCTCCAAATCCCTTGATCGCAGATCCCTTACCACGAATGAGGTGAGTTGCAAAGGTGAAGTTGTTACCAGTCTCGAAGCTTGCTCTGAGTACACGATCCAGAAGCTCCACCCATCCCTCACGAGAATCAGGCACGATGAAGTCAGCGTCATTCTCATCCAGACGAGTGACCTTCACCTTACGCTTCACCTTGGGTAGCTGGTATACGTGCTCACGCTGAATGTTGAACCCTACACCGGACCCAAGCATCAGCATCTCGAAGGCCCAAGTAAATGGACGAACTGGGCTGTCCACTACAGTGAAGGCACAGTTCTGCAATGATGGTAGGCCAAGCCTATCAACAGTCTTAGTACCAAGCTGCCACAGGAAGCGGCCAGCTACAGTACCCTTCAGGTTGAGCATCATCTCACGGATGCTGTCCTGTTCTTGCGTACTGAATCCACACTTGAGCTGCTTGTTGCAAGCTTCGATTACACGTTCTACAGTGTCTTCCCACTCTTCTGTCTTACCGTTTTTCAACGGTCGAGAGTAGGTACGTTTGAAGGTAGGGTAGCCCACCTCTCCCCAAGGGATAGTTTGTTTCTGAGTCATAAGTTTTGTGAAAAAAGGGACGACTAATTTACGGTATATCTTTGATATCTCGCAAGTCGCTAATTAACAATACATTACCGTCAGCCTTTTGTTTGAAGTCGTCATCGTTATACCCAACGTCCTTCAAAGACTGACCTTTTTTAAGTGCAACAGACTTCTCCATGAAGTCCTTCTTGGTCATCCATCCGAGTATCCAAGCCCGTAGCTTTGGCTTCAGGTTTACCTGACAGAAGATGTAGATGTCACACTTCTGGTGCTCGCTGGTAGCAGCGATGTGGCAGGTGTATTCGCCACGGGGTTTCACCGTTCTCTGCTTAGTCTTAACGTCTACAGAAAGCGGATCATTAGACAAGGGGAACAGCCACATGTCGTGATCCTTCGTAGAATGAAGTTGAACATCTCCGATGTAGTGCTCAACGATCAGCTCACCAATGAACCCAGCAAGATTACCCTGACCTTTGCGAATGCTATTCTTGATAGCGCCCATCCGGTCAGCCATTACTTGTGCTCTTTCTAGGATTTCATCGGTTACTTTTACCTCAACCCAGTTCATCCTTCTCTTTGAACAGTTCTTTAACTAGGTCCAGCTCCAGCCTGATGTAATACTTCAGGTCGTATATGAGGTGGCCGAGATCTTCCATGCTGACATCCGGCTCCCCTTCAGGGTGGATCTCGTCATAGAACTCTGTGACTGCCTCACCCATGCGATTACATGCAGCGAACAGCCTCTCACTTAGATCGTTCATTCTTGATTATTTCTATTGCTTCGACAACTTGCTGTGTATTCTTACAGATAAACAGCATTGGTAGTGGTTCGTCTAGCTCAACAAGGTGTTTCAAGAACAGCTTCCACCTCATAAGGAAGTCGTGGTGTGAAGGTGTGTACCCTTTAGTCTCGATGATCCAGCTCCCGTCCTTAGCCACAAAGTCAGGTGTGTACTTGATGGGTAACACCATACTGTTGCTTCGGTCGGAAAGAGTTTTCTTCTTGGCGGTCATCTTGTGGTACACGCCTTCAAACCTGAACTTGTCTATGAGGACATACTCCTTCTCCTCGTAGTTGAATGGGAGCTTAGCTTCTCTAAGCAAGTCCGCACAACTCTTCTCTAATCCGCTCTTGTACTTTCCTAGTTGCCTTTTCTTAGCAGACTTTCGTCGGGTCGTTCCCGCCTTTCGTCTTTTCATGCATGGAAAGGTACGGTTTAATCAATGAAAAAGTTCTCCATTTCCATAGTAATTCTAATCTGCTCGTCTGGAATGTACTCGATAGGATCGTACAATTCCTTGAACGTACTGGTCACACGGTATCCTGTTCCTTGCGTGTTGAACCTGAATCGAACAGGATCATCGAATGGTGTAGGCTGGCCTCCGGTCTCCGTCTCACGCACCTTACGGACGTGGATCTCTGCGGTGCGCTTTATGTCATTGTCAGGAGCTTGGACCTTGCGGTGGATAGTAATGAAGCAGTCTGCCCTGTTAACAAACTTACCACCGCCTTCGGTGTCTTCAGCGAATGGCGCTACTGGCAACCCGTCATCACCCTTGCGGCGCTGAGCTTCGGTCACTGCGTGAGCGTTGAGCCACACTGCAACGTCATGCTTGTTGCTGAACGTGAGGAACTCTGACGCTGCTTCGTAGTGGTACTGGTGCTCACTCACCTTTCCGGGGTCAACCTTGAGTGAGTTGTAAGGGTCAATGAATACAGCATCTGCATCCTGTTGACGCAGGATCTTCTCTAAGAAAACCATGATGTCTGTGTAGGTGTAGGTCTCACGGTTGCTGATGACAGTGAAGTGTTGCTGCACCCACTTGTATGCGAACTTACGCTCAGCGTATGACATCATACCAGCCTTCTTGTTGCAAGCAAACTCCATGAGTTTCATCTTGATGGAGGCAGTTTTGTTTTCTGAAGAGTACACTATCCACTTCCAGTCGTGACGAATGGCTGCGTTGACCATTAGGTACAGGGCGACTGTAGTCTTGCCTACGTTACTATGCCCGTTCATCACGAGGAACTCTTTCTTGTAGCGGAAATACTGGTCGAAGTTCTCGTCGCCAGTGTCCAACCCCACTTCGATCTTGCCTTGTGCGTAGTCGTCGATCCAGCGGAAGTCCTCATCATCTGATGAGACAAACGACATGTCACCATCATTGATCAGGAGCTCACGCTTTGCGTCCTGCTCTGCGTCGATGGTATCACGCAAGGGGTCCAGCTTACCCTTCTCAATCCCTTCGATGATCGTTCTTCTGGCATGCTGCTCGTCATCAACATCACGCTTTGATATCTCACGGAACAGGACTCTGATAACTTCCTCTTCCTCCATGCGTCCAGCAGCAACAAAACCACCACACAGTCTCGCGGCTGCAAGAAGTGTTGCGTGCTTCTGCCCATCCTCTGCCTGACGTATCATACGTGCAGCGAGGTTGAGCTTCATGTAATCTGTGTACTCACCAGTAACCTCGACTACTTGCTTCTCTGATTTCTCAGAAGCAAACGCACCGAAGGGTCGGCTCGATGGGTTGACAATGATCTCAGGGTCATAGCTCTCGAAGCATGCACGAGACTCGTTGATACCTGATTCGTCAACCTCTAGGTTGTACTGCTTCTCGAAGTACGTGCGAAGCGCTCGGAAGTGATCACGGTGCCGCTCTGGGTTGGTTACTTTGACCAGCGCCTTGAGCCCGTCACCAGATGGTGAAGTCCAGCAAGCGTAGACGTGATCGTCAGCACCGACAAAGCCCTTACTCTCGTTAACGTCCACATGATCGAAGTCCAAGACGATGAGTCCAGAGTGTTCGAACAATGCATCATCTGCTCTGCGAGTGAACTCACCGCTGAAGCATACGAGCGGGAGGCTGTTCTTGAGAGACTTGTCCCCCGAGGTTCTGTACTCTTCGATCTGATGTCTGCTCTTGCCATCACGTATACGGTTGAGCGCCGTGGTCACATCAACGTGGTGTGGCTCGTCAGGCGCTTTAATGTCTTTGAAGAATGTTACTTGCATTGCTTGTCGTTTTTGAATAGCTCGTACACTTGAATGTCTTTGCCGTCAAGCTTTGACTCGTACCACTCAGCTTTCTTGATGTCTTCAGATGCTTCTGAAGTTGGCTTGCTACCTGCCCGCATGCGATACTTGAACGCATTGAGCTGGCAGAAGTGAAGGTAAGCTTCTGGACCATAGATGTCTATCATCATCATCCATACTTCCTTACCGTGTTTCTTGTAGTGATCTGGGTTTATGTTATCGTAGCTCATTTCAATGCTTGTCTACTCTGACGTGTTAGGGGTGTCTTCTCTAATATCTTCTTGATCATGATCTGCTTCTTGCTCTTGTACTTCTTACCGTACAGTCTCTCCTCTAGCATGCGCATCATCTTCTTGTCGTTGTTCATGATGCCTCCGGGTGTGTCGTGGATACTGACCACCCATTCCTTTGCGTTGAAAGTGCTGCGGTTCTTCTTGTACGAGAGCTGCACGATCATGTAGTATATCATCGGTGGCTCATCCATAGTATAGGGGAAAAGAAACCCCGCCGAAGCGGGGTCTCGAACCTAACATAAACCAAAATCAAAACGGAAGGTCTCCGTCCGATTGCTCGTTCTGGCGAGCCATTGCAGCCGCTCGTCTCTCCTTCGCAGCTTCGCTGTTGAAGTTGTAGACAGAGCCACAGGCTTTGCCGTTCTTACTCATGAACAACTTGATACGAGCGTTACCGCCCTGACCTTTCTCGTCACGGGGTGTGACGTAGTTGTCCATGATGTCTTTCAATTCGTGATCTTTCAGCTTGATAGTCCAGCTGATCAGTTCACCTTGTTCGTTGTAGATGGGATCATCAACCCATCCGATCAATTCCGAGTCGTACTTTTTGTCGCTCATCTTATTGGGGAATTTAAAAATTTACACTTCGAACTCCTCGAAGAAGATGGTTGGTTTCTCATCTTCATTCAGGAACTTATGGATGCGCTTGACCGCATCTTGAAACTTCATCTCACCAGTGAACAGGGTGTTCTCTGTACACTTGATGAGAGCAGGTAGGTAGGGGTAGGTCTTCTCTTGCGCCACCCAGTAGAAGTCCTTGAAACCAAAGACTGTCGTGTAGATGTACGCTTGAATGTCATACCCAAAGTCACGGACGCTATACCGAAACTTACTGACAGACTTTGTTGACTTGGAGTCAGTGATGTACCCATCACCAAGGCAGTCGAGGAATCCCTTGACCCTTACAGGCCCGACAGATGTCTGGATATCTTCATTGAACTCCACCTGATAATCACCAGTCATGTGGGACTGAATCAGTCCGCACTCGTGAAGGCGCTCGATCATTTCGTTCGCCATCTTCCAGTCGTCTGTGCTACACAGGATCTTGTCTGAAGCTGAAGCTTGCTCAGCCATAAACGCCTTGCGATCCTTGAACTCATTAGTCATCTGAGGACGCTTGGAGTTACGTGTCTTCTCGCTGCAAGCATCGAGGATTTTCTCGTCAGACATGACGATGTAAGTATCCATTGCTTTCTCACGCTCAAACAAGAGCATGTCATACAGTGTCCCGAAGTTCAGCGCATCTGACGTGTAACGCAGCTCGCCCTTCATGTAACGGTCGAACTGAGCTATGTCGGTCAGAGCCTGTTTGATAGAGGAGTACGACAAGTGAGCCTTATCGTACCTCTCATGCAGCTGTGCTGACAGGATCATCGCACAAACTTTTGCAACCCAGTCTTCTGCTTGGCAGTCAGGGCATCACCGTACTTCTCGATGATAGCATCGAATGCTTTCTGCTTGTTGGTCTGCGACTTGATGTACGCAACTGCCTTGTCCATGATGTTCTCACGGAGATCGTCAGCAGTCTCTTGGATCTGCTTGCCGATAGACTTCTTGGTTGTTGGCTTAGCATCCTGCTGGGCAATAGCTGTCTCAACTTCGTTGGCTGAAGCAATGCTGGTGTCGATACCGATACCGAGCATAGCCAGCGCACGACCCACGGCTGATGTCTCACAGTTCTCCACGAAGGAGGTCTTGTTGATCATGCCGTTAGCCTTGAGCTCGTGAGCATGTCCCTGTGCTACGGTCATGCCGTCAGCGTTGGTGATGGTGCATCGACACAGCGCCTCATCTGAGGTGAGCATAGGGAACTCTGTTTGGATGGCCCAGCCATCGTACTTCTTTTCCAGACGGAAGAACTTGATACGCTCGTTTACTTCGACGTAGTCCTTGCCTTTGATCTTGGTGGTCTTGAACTTGTAGGTACTCATTAAATTGTGATTTGCTTTGTTACATGTGCCTCCATCAGACCATCTGTGAGGTACTTGTTATAGTGGTGTGCGAACTCAATCGCATCAGACTCGTGGGTGAAAACGCCAGCGACTTCTGCTGGTACTTTGTTGTGCTCTGTTCTGCGGTCTAAGTGGACAACGTATACGTCATCACATCTCAACGCCGTCCGCAGCCAGCTCTTTAATCCTCGCATCATTTTCTTCTTTCTTCTTGAGGTATTCGTCAATCTGTACTTGCAAAGCATCCCGCTTCTCCTTCAGGTAGGCGATCATATCATCGATGTCACCCACCAGTGCTGACCCAACGATAGCCTTGCACTTCTCGTAGGTCTTCCTGTACCCGCTCCACGTCTTGAGTTCATCAGCGTGGTGCTTACAGTGGTGGATGATTGTTGAGTGATCTCTGTTCACATAGACCTTGATTTCCTCGTACTTCATGCCATACTCTCGCATGACGTTGGATAGTGCGGTACGGGCCTGAGCCTGATGTGTAACTCTGGAGTTATCTCGTCTGAAACCGAGCTCCTTGTAGTAGATTTTGATGGCATCTAGGATGTCCTGTCTTGCTTCTTTCATGTGCCGCTGCAAATGTATTAAAGTGTTTACGTAATTCCAAATTCTAGAAGAGCAAATGTCCCCATCGGGTGGCAGCACAGACGGCTCCAATTATTCCAATGATCCCGGCTATGCTGTACACCACGCCCCAGACCAGCCCATTCTCAAAGGACCGCTTCTGGATGCGTGATATAGTGTGAACTTGCTCTTCAGTGAAGTTCAATGGGTCGATCATACCTCAGGGTTCTTGCGGTACTTCTCATCCCAATTCGTCCAGTAGTGACGGTGCTGCTGCACACACATCACGGCTGCGAAGATGGCACCGAGCCAGAAGTACGGTTGGTTAGTAGCCACACCCTTTACGATCATCATGATCAGGAGTACAGGGGTGACAAGGATGTTGATGAGCCTAGCCCAAGGTTTGCTCTGACGGAGTAGGTACTCCCAGTATGTGTCGAACTGTTTCATCTTTGTTTGTTTGACATGAATTTAATTGCTGCTTTCTCGCAGTGGTTTTTGTCTATGAGGTTGAGCAGGTAACACAGACAGCTACCAAGCCAACTGAGGTTGCCATGCATATCATTCCTGCCCAAGCAACTGCTTATGGTCTCGTTGGGGTTCCCGAACAGCAGGAACTGTGGGGCTGTGACAATCATGATGGTGTTAAACATTGGTGCTATCAGCACGTTCCCAAACTTGTCCAAGGCAAACGCCATCCTGAAGAAGTAAATACTCATTGCTCTGTACCAGTCTTTCAGCCTGCGCCTGTATATACCTTTTATAAACGCGAACACTAAAGCGAATGGGAACAAGATCGCTATAAGCAGTCCTGCTATGAGGAACAATCCGAAGTTAACTACGAGCCTCATCTCTCTATTGATGTGTAAAGATTTTGCTGATTTCTTTACACGTCAGGGTCAACGTGTAAAGTTTATTGCGCTTAAAAATAAAGGGGGGTTACTATTCTTCGCCCCCCCTTGACATGAGTTACAATTCAAACAATTCACCTTTCAAGGTCGAACGCTTGGTACTCCCGACAGGATTCGAACCTGTGGCCGTCTGCTTAGAAGGCAGATGCTCTATCCAGCTGAGCTACGGGAGCAAGTGAGGGAGGTGGAACGACATTGCTACCTCCCTCGAGGTTATAGATAATAAAGAAGGGCTTTGTTTCTCAAGGTCTCACATCGAAGAGAAGAACCCGTTGCAGGATCTCCCTGCACACCATGCGCCCTTCAGTGGTCAGCCGTTGCCGACCTGTTTTTTTACTGCCCACCAATAGTCCATGTATATGACCATTGCATCAGCAGTACTGAGCATTCTCTTTTTGAGATCATCGAGAGCCTCAACAGTCTTGGGATCGTCACCATATCTGTCCTCGATGTAGGCTGACATTACTTTCCTTGCGTGTTTCAGGAAGTCTTCCATGAGAGCTTCCGGTTCTGTCTCCACCCACTCAGATACGTCAAGTGAGATGAGGTCTTCCATCGCAAAGATGTAGGCAAGCTGCGCTGACTTGCTGTCAGAATCACCGTGCCGTTCTTCAATTATTTTGTGTGCTTGTTCGTTAGTCATTCAGTGTGTAGATTGTATTGTACACAGCCTCGACAGAACTGGTTCCGAACTGCCGGAATTTTCTCAGATCCATCGCTCCGTAAGTCTTGGTAAACTCAGACACAGTCATGTCCTGCATTTTGGATTTGAAGAAAAGCCCGTGGATTCTTTTGTTGAGACTCTTGCAGCGGTGAGAATTATCACTACCAAAGAACACATCTCGAAGCTTCATATCTTTAGTCACTTGAACTGGAGCCTTTGGTATTTGCTTGATGTAATCAGTAAACAGTTGTTTCTCACGGTACACATCGTGGCGAGTAGCTACTTTAGGGTATTCAAAAACAGACTTAGTCTCACACTCCTGAAACGTCAGGCTCGCTCGCAACATTCGTTGTAGTTCTGTGCTCGGGACGCGATAGATGCCACGCCCTCCTTTGAGCTGAATTGCTTGCATGTCTCCCCGCTTGATCATATTTCTAATGGTTGCCGTAGACACTTTAAGCACTGAAGCAATCTCCTTTGGGGTGAAAAATTCAATTTGGTTTCGCATGTCCTTTTAATTTATCTGTTTTACAATTATGCTGCTGCCTTCTTTCGCTCGTGAGTGAGCAAGCATTTCGTTTGACGTTACACAGTTGTCACCGCTGGGTGCTGTGTAGAAGTAGAGGTATTCTGTTTCTTCGTTCATATTACCAGTCCAACTAAAAATGAAATGATTGAGATAGCTACTCCGTAGAGTGCAAGTAGGGCAGCGCCTGCTGCTGCGTGTTTATACTTGTCGTTCATCGTGATTGTCCGTACTTGTTCATACCTGAGAGAGTTGGTGAGGCTAAGCCTCGCTTCATTGGCTTGTCGCAGGATGGGCAGGGAATGACCTCATCATCTCTGACGAGATCCTCCCTGCGCTCACCGCATGCCGGGCAATAGTGGTCTGCAATCTTAAGCATCTTTAGTTCTTTTTTCGAGAAAGTCCATGATCTTCTCTGCCATCACTTCGGCTTGGCCTTGGCTCATACTAACCTCAACCTCACCCTCTACGTCTGAAACAGTAATGTCACAGCCACTGCAATCTACCTGCATGTCTGACGGGTATCCGATGTATACGGTCTCGAACCAGTGGTCAGACTCAAGTATCTCTTGAATATCTGTTCGAAGCTCTACGTCATTGAAGTCCAGCTGAGGCTTTACCTCTTGAGGCTTTTTAAGCAGTTCCTCCTGAATACAGGCCAGCTCAATCTTAGCCGCTGAGATCAGGTCGGTGTTACCGAATACCTGTCCGAGATGCGAGAGCAGGTCTGAGATTGCACCCTCACTGGGCAGGCTCAGCTGTGGTGCTACTGGGTTTGGCTCTTGTGGTTCGTTGCCAAAGGTAGACTTGAGAACCAGTTTGTCTTGGCCTTGCGGCTGGGTGTTTTGTGGTGTAGTTTCCATGTGATTGTTTTGAATGGACGTGAATTATGATTTACCGGAATCGGTCCTACAAAGATAAGGAACAGTTTCCGTATTTCCAAATTTATTTTACCCCGAAGGGATCAGACAAAGCAGCGGCTTGAACAGTGGTGCTCTGGTGTGCCTTGGTGGGCAACCGCCGCATACTTGGCAAAGGTAGTGGGTGAATGTGACATCTGCAAATGAGCGTCACCTGACTTGTCAACTGATCTCTACGATGCGGTGCTCACTCAGAACTGTAGATATCTGATCCTCAAGCTGTTTCCAAGTCACTCCGATGTGGGCATTCTCTTTTTGAATCTCGACAACAGCGGAGGCTAAGTGCTTCACAAGTTCCTGATAATCAGCCTTTTGCAGTACATACCCTGCAGTATTACTTGAATGTAATGGCTGCTTTGTTGATAAGTCCCAGCCAATAGCTGCTGCGAACTCTTCCATTGACCCGAATGATCCGGGGCTGAACGGGATGTTATCCCGCAGGTCTTTAGTACGTCCCATGTTATGTGGTTTAGTAGTCACATTGACTAAGTTTGTGATCTAATGTGTTCTCGTAGAGAGGGAATAGTGCGATTGTACCGGGGTCATTCCATGACAAGTACCATCCATACTTTCTCAGAAGTTCTTTGAACTTCATCAGCACACCACCGTCATACGGCGAGTCACCACCACCGTACTGGTAGTAATCGAAGATTCGAAGTCCATCCATAAAGTATGGATCATCGTCGTACTCAGCCGACATCCAAATTCCTTCTGAGGAATTCAGAGCATACCCTTCGAAGTGTTCGAGGGGTTGAACATGAAGAAGCTTCATGTCTTCGATAAGCCATTCGATCATCTGACATCGGTTCTTCATACCGAAGGTGAAGAATTCAGGGAACGACTCTTCGAGTCTTGCTTTGTTGTCAGGCGAAGCCTTGAACCATGCCTCGAGCATGGCGTTGTGGAATGAACCGTGGTTCATTTGCAATTGGTTGTGAACCCAATCGAACTTGTTCATATCGAACATAATGTGAGTTTTGAATTAAAATAGGTGATCGTATTCAGCGTACTTCCATCCGGCACTCTTGCCGTTCATGACATCCGTGTAGAACAGGAGTGACATGGGCTTGTGGATGCGGTTCACGCCTTTGTATTGACCGATGAAGGTTTTCATTTCAGTCTTGGTGTGTACTTTACCGTTCCGAGAACGGAAGGAACCGTCAACGTAGACAGTGCCAAACCTTGTTTGCATTTTTACTCTGCTCATTTGGTTCAATTCAGGTGAGCGGATCGGAGATCCATCTCTTGTTTTACAAATTCGTTTCTTGCTTGGAAGGGTACGTCTGCCCCGCTTGACACCTCATACAGCAGCTGCATGAAGGCGTTACCGTCTCCGGCTGATAGGTAGTATGCACTCTGTACAAACTCCTCGGTTTCTGAAAATTTCGTACTCATTCTACTTCGCTCATGTTTAGGCCCATATCTTGGCACAATTCAATAACTATGTCGTCCAATTGGTAGACACCATCGTAGTCTACACACTTTCGATCCTCGAACCACAACCCACCTTCTGCGTGGATGTACTCACCTCCCGAGAGGTCATCGTAGTACTCAAAGAATCCGTAGGATTTGCTCGGGATGAAACTTACTTCGTAGTGCATGGTGCGGTTCTGCTCCGAGTAAGGGTCGTACACCTCACGGGTGACTCGCTTTGAGATTTTTACTTCGTCTGGGTTCATGATGTGATGTTTAGTTCCAACGGTTACGAATAGTAACCCAAATGATTGCTTGAAATACGTAGGCAGGGATACCGTACTCGGCGGCTACCTTGACGGTTGCCTCTGACAGTACCTTGTACTGGTGGGGGGTGACTGACTCTCGGCATTCTTTAGACTTGAGAGACGAAGTCTGACAGGCCCGCAGGTGCCACTTGTCAATGGTCACGAAGTTGGGGTCAAGTTCACCGACATTGCGGGCAAAGGCGTATGTCTTGGGTGACTTGGTCAGGATCTCAGCGTCACCGCTTGCGATAGCAAAGGCCTTGCGCTTGTTAGCACCATAGGTGCAAACCTTGACTTCGTCAGGAGTCTTGCCGTGCTTGATAGCCTCGAAGACTTGGATGGTGTCGTACTTGTTGCGCTCCCATTTGTTGTTGGGTGAGAGTGCGGAGATGACACCAGCGGCTACCTCACCTGTAACGGTGTAGGTCTGAGCCATGAGACGGGCAAACTGTTGTGCTTCGCTGTACCAAACGGTGCCAGCCATGATCTCCTCACGAGTGGCACGGCTGTACCAGATGCGGAGGTTTCGACGTGCAGCCTTGAGCGCTGCTTGAGAGATGATTGATTCCACGATGTGAGTTTTGATGAGCCCCAAAGATAGGGAGAAGTTTTCGATTTTCCAAATTTATTTTTTCCCTTCGGGGAAGGCCATTGGCACACGTCCCTTCGTGAATGAGGGTTCGTAGGCATACAGGCCCCACATGTTACGGGCGTCTTCGCAGTCGATGTCGATTGCAAAAGCTTTTAGCTTTTTAGCGGACTCAACTCCCGCCTTGTAGCGGCTGCGATCGTCTGACATAGGGTGTGTCCAGTCGTGCGCTTTGAGCATCTGCTCGAAT